ACACTCTCACTTGCTGCAATTACTGCTGGCCCTGAGAGACGGAAGATGTCTATTCTTCTGCCAGCGCTTAATGTGCTAGTTGTCTGACTTCTTAAATCAATAACATCCCCTGCCTTTAAGTTAACTAGAAGTGCGCTTCCGTTTGTTCTTCCTGTAGATGTTGAATAGGCTACTCTAACTTTATTTACGTTATTAACATAAGCGTCTATCCCAATTGCGGTGCCTGAGTTTTCTGAACCAGAAAATGTTACATTGTAATCCCCTGCTACAGGGACAGTGTACGAATTAAATGACGAACTATTCCAAGAACCGTGAGAATCTTTATTAACTGTTGACGCCGTAATAAGAGTAGTATCGGCTGTGACCGACTGAGTAGCACCAGCACTAGCACTAAACGAAACAACCCTAGTGTCAGAATCAGAAGACATGGCGACATTGCTGCTATATCCAACAACGGGAATTAAAAAGTCTAGGTCAATGATTTGATTTGCAATCCCAGCCCCGTATGTTGCAGGAACAGTAGAAGACCAAAATGCTGAAGAAGTCCCTCCATCGGGTGAAACATTAACAGTTGTAGTATTATTATATGTTACGATACCATTGTACTGTTTAAAACCACTCGCATTGATTTGAGCAAGCGCGGTACCAAAGTTCCCGTAACCAGCACCCAATACTTTATTAGTGTCAATAACAATCCCTGTAGGTAAACTAAAAGTATATGTTCCTGAATAAGTTGTAGTAGTGCCAGACTTCATTACAATTCTGATTCGCTCGTTGTCCCCTATCCTTTGGTGAAATCCTGTGATGGTTCCATTTCCAATGGTTAATCCTGTGATTGTTGGAGTAAAAGAAGCCCAATCCGTCGCAGGAACTCCCTGAACGGCCTTATCCGAAGATATTTTAAAATTATCATATTTTATTGCATATGCAGACGTGTTGCTGGATGACGAGTTATGAAAACACAGTCTATAAGATGTTGAGTTTGATGCTGATTGAAATGTAGCAACGTGCTTATAGTTTGTTCCAGCGGTAACAGATTGAACCTGGTAAGAGTCTGGTTGAATCAGTGTAGCGTTTGTTACGTCGTAGATCCATATTGTTTGATCGCCGGTGGAATAAGTTCCAGATGATAATGTCATATCAAAAGAAACAGTCAACGGTTGAGCCTGTTTAGCCGCGTCTATAGAAAATGCATAAGAAAAACCCTCGCCCTGTCTTGAGGCTCCTGAATTTTTAGTCCATAGAAACGATTTAGAGCCAGCTAGAGGAGATGAGCTAGAAGCTGTTAGAGCTGAATTAGGAGATCCACCAGTGCAGTCAACAGGACTTGTTCCAGCTGAGTCAGCATAATTACTGAACCCGTACGTTCCGTTTTCAGCGGCTGGATTTTTAATATAATTTACAATACCGAGTTGAGCCTTATCTATTTCGGTAATTGCCCCAAACGCTGCAGTTGTTAATACTAGAAGTGATGCAATTAGTTTTTTCATATTTTCCCCTTAGCTAAATTTTACATCTGTACCGTTTGGAATAACTCTAATATCGGCTGTGTCAGAGTCTGATCCCCTGTATAGTTTTAATTTTATTACATCTCCAGCGCTAACCGAAACCGAGTTGATCTGGCCACTGGAGCTTGTTATATCCAAAATGAACTCTCTAAGCATATTTGCTGATGTGTTTGTTAGAGCAGAATTAGTGGTTGTTCTTTGGTTTGTCGTAGAAGTGAAAGCATCTGTTCCAGTTCTAATTAGTGTCGACTGTGCCTGCATTAGTATTGTATTGCTTGAACTTGGGCTATATCCACTAACATATAAAAATATTTGAGTTCCAGATGCGTATGTCTGAGGAACCTTTATCGTTGCGTATAATTCCTGTGATAACCCAGACCCAAAAAGATATGGTTGCTCATTATTTTCTTCTGTAGTTATTGGAGCCGTTCCTTGAATTTCTAACCACTTAAAACCAGCACCTCCTCCACCACCTCCAATATCTTTCCAGATTCCTCCGGCGTATCCTTCGAACTTGGTTAAATCAGAATTATATCTAACGTGTCCATTTGATGGAGTTCCAGGTCTTTGAGCAGTTGTTCCAGATGGAACTTTTAAAGCTGTAGTGTTTTGAAATGCCGGATCCGCTTGAATTCTTAGAACCTCTGAACCACCAGCTGCTAAACCCATTGCGTCTGCGCCTTGGCTAAAAATACCAGTGTTTGAATCTCCTGAAAATCCAACACCAGGAGCTGACGCGCTTCCTGCAGCTGCTAAAATTGCTCCGGTCATCGTTCCGCCTGCTAATGAAAGCAGTGCAAGGTTGGCAGCGCTTGGAGTTCCAATCGTCACCCATGCTGAATTAGCAGCATTTCTGATTTTTAGTAAATCGTTTGTAGTGTCGATCCACAGTTGGTAAGCGTATGTTGTGCTAGGCTCACTAGCTCCAGAGTTGTTGCTTACAATAGCCAAGAGAGCATTGTTCAGGTCTTGTCTGAAGAGTAATCCGGTTTGATTATCTAATACAAAGTCGTGCTGGCTCATGCTACTTTCCTTCCATACCCTTTCGCAATAACACTAAATGTTCTATTTACTATTGTTCCAGAGCTATTTTTAAATACAATATTAAAACCGCTTTCGGTCTCAGAAGTTATCGTAAAATAATCTCCTGTCTGCATACCGCTGCTCGTTACAGATATTGCCGGAGTCGCATAAAACGGATCCGCATATGTAACCGTGTAAAAGGAACCAGTTCCGCTTGAAAGTGGCCCCATATTTACTGTCCTATCTTTCATGTCCAATGTAACTTCAAGTGTCCTAATCCACAAGTTGTGAGTTGGATCTCCACTCGTTGCTCTAAGCTGATATTGAAATCCTCTTGCGTTATAAGATCCCTGATGGACACGTTTCCACACAGTCCATGTTGGAGTTGCGTTTGGGTCGTCTTCTGTTGTTCTAACAAACAGTTCGGCGTTAACGTCGTTAACTTCTGAGCCATCAATATCAGTCCATGTATCTATAAGAGTTCCTCTAGAATCCCAGATGTAATCATTGTTAAATGCCTCTACTTCAATGTTTGCTGTAATGGTAGCAGGATAAACAGACCCAAGATCAACTATATTTTCGAACGTGTAAGTACCATCAGAATAAATGTCGCCAGAGAAATCCCAATTACCTACTTCATCGATCAACGGAAAATCATCAACTAATTGCCCAGCCGCCAATACGAGAGCGCTTTCTGCAGTATCTATTGTCATCTGATATTTAGATCCTGCGAATGTAGGGCTATCTGTCTGGGTATCAACTAAGTTTAAAGCATAAATTTCTGGACTTATTGTTACAATCTCAGAAGCATTAGCAGAATAATTTCCACTAGAGTCAACGAACTTAATCATATAAGTTCCCTCTAATAGAGGCGCAACAGCGCTAGTAGCCGCACCAGGCACAGCTGGAATGATATCAATAGTGTTTTTCCACTGTTGGCCAGTTGTTAACGGAGTGTATCTAATTCTAACTTGTCCACCAACCAAAACGTCTAGGTCTGTAGCCTGGTTCCAACTTAGGTACGCATTTCCCTGATTAGGAATGAGCGAAAAACCAGTAACGTCAACCGGCGGTGCCGTTTTTCCAAAAATTTCTTTAGTTGCCCCAACTATTCCCGACAATTTTCCAAGAACAGACTTTGCTTGAAGATTAAACTTATAGAACCCAGGAAGAACATCAAGAATCTCTATTTCAGATTGTTCAGTTTCTTTTAGTGTTACTATGTTTTCGTTATCTCTTTTATAAGATAGAACATAAGACTGCCCTAGCTCTGACTTCTCAAATGTAACAGAAATCTTTGCTTTAACATTAGAACCAGACTGATATAAAGATTCAGTAACTACCACATTAGTTGGAGGATCTGGAACCTGTTTTAAGTCAGAAATATCTCTAGGCGTTAGTTTGATATTCTGTTCAATAGATGCATATTTTTGAGGATCGTGTTTTATTGCAGTTACTGTGTAGAGTTTGTCTTCCTCTTTAATTGTAATTACCCTGAATGTTTGAACATCAACCGATGGAGATTTTATAACCCATGGCGATTGTGTTACTGGCGCAGAGGTAAACGCTGGTTGCACAGTTATAACTGCTCCAGATATTCCGGTTATTGTTCTAGTCTCTGTTGTTCCATTTGACAGTATAACTGATAACAATCCGCCGATAGATGAAGCTTCTTGATTAGCATCAGCTGTAACGGTTGTCGTTGTTGCTGTCGACACCCTTCCGCCAAGCCTTATCCCGGCCTTAACTGGATCAGCGATTTTAATAATTTGTCCTGGTCGTAGTGTTGCGCCTTCTAATCCTGTTTTAAAAGCTACTGTCTCTGATTCGTTTTGTTCAGTGTATAGCGCCCACTTACCGATTCTGTGTGCCTGGCCTCTAGATGTACATCCGAATGCATTAATTTCAAGTTGATTCAATCCGTATCTTGCAATTGCATCCCTGTCTTCAACATACTCTACCTTAGTTCTACAGAAGTCGGTTGGATCATTCCACTTAACTAGAGCGGCGGAGTGTCTGGTTTTCAACGAAGTTCCAGCATATGTAAATCTTCCATCGACAACATTTGATGGATTAAAAATATATGTCGGATCAGATGGAGAGTCTTGGACTGCAATTATACTTCCAGCCCCCCAGTAAATCATTGTTCTAAACGTGCTAGCTATTGCAGAAAGCAAACTGTATGCATCAGTTCTGTCTGTAACCATCGCATTACAAGTAAAGCGCGGCTCTGTTCCACCGTATCCATCTGGTACTAACTCATCACAATATTGCCCAATAGAGTAAAGTGCATATTTGTCTATTTGTGACGTTGAAATAAACTGACCTAACCCATACCGTGAGTTTGTAAGCAAATCGTAATAACACCAGGCCGGATTATCAGACCACGCTGTTTGAAATGTACCATTCCAACTTCCAGAGTACGTTCTTGTTGTTGGATTGTAGTTTGATGGGACTTTTATTTTAAGCAGCTTAACATAATAGTATCTGCTTGGAGTTGAATTAAAATCAGTTGAATAAAATCTAACTCCGGCCAAGGCCGTATTAGGATATCTTAATTTTGCATCAATAATCTCAGAGTAAGATCCCCAAGAAACTACATTCTGGTCAAACTGACCTGCCGGAGCTCCAGTAGTTCTTGTTAATTTAATATTCCATGGCCCAGATCCTGGAAGCGTTAGCGGTTCAGATGACCATTGAAATGGCCCTGATTTTTTACCATCAATAGTCATTGTTTTTACTGTTTGATATCCGCCACCGTTTGGTTGAACCTCAACGGCCACTGTTACTGCATTACCAGTAACGTCTCCATTTGATTGGTTGATGTATTGTAGTGAGTTGAAAGAAAGCAAAATATTAAACCTGTTAACATCGGTGTCTGATATTGTTCTGACAACTCCAGTATTATAGTCAAGCTGTACACCAACCTGAATCTCTGTTGATGCGTTTGAAAAATCGCTAATGTATGATTGGCTATTAGAACCAGTTGTTAAATAGTAAGTTGCATCTGTAAAATTTTTTGTACCGTTTGAATTTACAAGTGGTGTTTCATTTAAGTAGATAGATTTTTCTCCATCAACTAAACCTTCGATTTCACCTTCTGAAATGATGTCTAAAATTCTTACTCTTATTTTACTAGATATCGAATCAGCTGTTTCAATCATCTAATCACCACCGTCTCGCCCATTCCTGTACGTGGTTTTGGTGGATAGCTTGGTCTAAGTGCTTGAACGCTAATATAACCGAACGGATCTAATCCGCTGGAGATAGCAGTAGATCCAACAAACATTTTTCCGTATCCAATAGGAATTGCTATACCTTGATCGCTATTATTAAGTGGGCCTTGGAATAAGTACGATGGGGTTCTATCTGGTTCAGATCTTGAGGCCGGAACAAATAATCCATTACCACCCATGAAAACACCCATGAGACCCTGAAGAACTAATCCAGCTCCAATATATAATAATGCTGAACCAACTCCAGGAGTCACAAAAGACGCCCCTATAAGTATGGCTCCTAATACAATCTGAAAGCCAGGATCTCCGGCCCCGATCAATGCCGGAACTATGTCTATTTCAGATTTTTGACCTATCGGAAATTCCAGCTCTTCTTCTTTTAAAAATTCTCCAGCAACAGAAATTCCAAACCCAATTCCATCTATGTGTGCACTCCCAAGAAACTCTCTGAATCCTTTAAAGTTTGCTGATAAAGCTGAAATAGTTTCTCGAATTGATGACACGTCAAATTCATGACACTCACCAAATAGCTCTCCAAGTTTTCCGTGAAGCCTAATTTTTCGCAACATGACGAACCCTTACTTGAGGAATCATTCTCCAAAAACCGCTGTATAACTCTCTACAGGATAATCGACCTATAGCATGGTGTAAAATCATTTCGTTCCCTATGTAAATGGCCGCATGGTTGTAGACTGGAGAACTAATTTTAAAAAGAATCGCATCACCGAGCTTTAGTGGCTCATCAATTATTTCAAATCCACAAGACTCAAGATTATCTAAATAGAGATTTTTTCCATTTAACCACCAATTCCAATCTCTGTGGAAATTTGGCAATTCAAGCTTATAGTTTTCATTATACCAGTCTCTAACAAGAGTATAACAGTCTAATATCCCATGTGAGTATTCCCTACCCAGTAACGGAACCCTGTTTCCACTTGGAGAAAAAGAGTGCCACCTAGCAGATCCAACAGAGTAAATATGCCATTGAACCCCCCAATTCTCGCAAGACGCTAAATCTATTTTAGACGGATAAGGATCATCTGAAATATGAGAATGGACAACGCCAATAATGTCACCAGTGCGCTTTGCATCTAATATTTCCTTAGCCCTTATCTCAAAGTGGTTGTCTTTTTCTGCAACGTTTTCAGTTAGTATAAGAATCTCTTTACCATTTTTAACAACAAGTAAACCGCAAGATTCTCTATTCGGAGTTAGTCCACAGTGAATTTGAAACTTTACTTTATTTTCATCACGCATTATTTAATCCAGCTGATGGAAATCCGCCAAATGGTAATGGATTATTTGAACCAAATCTAAGTTTACAGCTTGTTAACCTTTTACCGCATACGTCTAATCCGGCTGAACCAACAGCGTTGTCTAAAAAATCGTAATAGCTAGTACCAGAATATCCGCACTCAGTTCCTCTATACGCCCATATGCAAGTATTCTGGATTATCTGTCTTCTTGGTAAAAAAACACCAGCCAGTTCACACGCAGATGCTAGCTCGAACTCGACAACATCTCTGTCTTCTAATGTTTTTCTATCTATAAAATAAACGTCATCTACAAACTCAGCTGTTGTATCTTCGGTAGCGTTTACTCCACCCGTAAAGTTAACCGCATCTAAAAACTTTTTTAGAGTTCTCTTTCTTGTTAACTTTGCTCCAAGTAAATCTCCATAAGAACTTAAAATAGTTGTTATAGCCGATAGTGCGTTTGATATTCTCATCTTTGGTCTTGGAAACTGAGCCTCTCCAGAAAACTCAAAACCGTTCACCTCTATAGGAATTCTAACGTATGTATTTCCTTGCCAAACTATATTATGGCTTAGCTGGTTTGTTCCATTATGAAATCTAAAAACAGAGCCACCAAGAGACGTTGCATCTAGAACGAAGAGCTCTATTATTGCACTTGGCTCCAGCTTATAAAGCTCGGCAGTCAATGAAGCGTTTAATGTCATGGTTCATACACCCTATAGAACTTTGCAGTTATTGTGCTTAAATTGTATTTAACTAGAGTCCTATTCCACTCAGAGCAAACGTATTTTCCAGATGTTCCGTTTGGCGGAGTCCAATCAAAAGCCTCTGTTCCACCTCTGGCCTCAAAAAAAGAAATTATGGCATCACCCTCTGTGTCTTGCCTATTGACGAATTGAAGATCCCAACTATCTGGATTGCTGTTCATCCCAATTGATATTCTTGATTCGTATCCATCACCAAACTGTGTTTTTTTAACAGATGGTTTGTTTGATTTAGAAGACGAGAACTCAGGTGTGTAACTAAACGTTGCCATAGAGTAACCCTCCAGGTCTCTTCTGATTTATAATTTCCGCTTTTACTGCAGATGATATTGCTTGACCAAGTCCCTTAGCCCCAGCATCACCACCTTCTGTGCTCTGTAAAGTGTTACCATTGTTGTCTACATTTACATTTACAGTTACGTTTACTGCAGACTCAGCGCTAGTAAAGTCAGATGATTTTGTTTTTGCAGCAACAGCAAAACCAGAACCAATACTTGCTCCACCCTCAACAGCACCGGCTGACGCTCCAGAGGTAGCCCCAGCGGCGCCACCAGATGCAATGGTGCCAATGGTTGTGGCAATTCCAAGAACCGCTTTTTGAAATCCTATTCTTAGTAATTCTTCAATAACAAAGTCGGCAAACTGTTGAAAATCAAGCTTACCCTTCCTTATGAAATCAACGAAGACGTCTTCAATTTGTTTGAACATTCCAGAGAATAATCTCTTGACTTGTTCCGCTGTGTTTCTGGCGTGTTTTAAATAATCATCAAAAGCTTCTTTAGCACCCTGACCGAAAGACTCTTCTTGCTGAATCTTTAACTGTTGGTAGGCTTCAATAAGTTTTAGGATGGCCTCTTTACCAGACTCCAACTGTTCTCTTACCTTTGGCTCAAGACCGATCATTCTATTAGCGATCTCATTCTCAAACTGTCTCTTTTGTCTAAGATCGTCAACCCTAACTCCAAGTTTTCCTCTAGCGTCGGCCTCTTCGATAAGTAGTGCTATTTCAGATTGTTTCTTTTGTATCAGTCTTTCAATCTCAAGAGACTGCTCTTTTATTTTATTTGACGCCTCTGAAATTTGTAATGTGTTGTTTCCTAATTTGTCTTCTGTTTTTTCTGGTTTTGTTTTTGCCTTATCAGTTTCAAACGAATCAAAAACACCTATATCAGTTATAAACTTCTTAGCCTCTGTTGCTCTTTTTTCAACCCTCTCAAAAAGACCGTCATTATCTTTTGCTATCGACTGAGTATAATTTGTGAAGTCTGTTTTTATCTTATCAGTTGAATCAGATATTAACTTATCCCCAACTGCTTTATTCCCTATAAGTTTTTCGCCTATACCAACAGTAATGTCATAAACGTTTAAAAGCTCTCTACCAATCAGTGTTATACTACTAAGAACTTCTTTTATAGTTATGAAAACAGTATCAAACCCATTAGCTAAAATTCCATAAACAGAAACAAAAGTCGCTGCAACGAACTTTACCGCCTGTCCTAGATCTTCAAAAAATTGAGACGCTTCATTGTTAGAAAAATATTTTTCAAATGCATTAGCGACTCTCTGTATTGCTGGAAGCATTTTATCAACAGCGCTTATTCCAAATTCTTTTATTCTAAGTCCAATTCTTTCAAAAGTTTCAGATGCCTCATGAGCTCTAGATGCAAACTCACCACCCATTTTTAATCCAAGCCTATCAATTCCTTCGGAACCCTTATTGAGCACTGGAACAAGATCAGCTCCTGTTTTTCCAAAAAGAGCGAGCGCTATTGCAGTTTTTTCCGCTCCGTCTTGTGACCCTTTAAATGCATTAGCAACCTGCTTTATTATTTCTTCATTTGATTTTAACTTTCCACTAGCGTCTTTTACATCTATTCCAAGCGCCTTAAAATATCCCCTTGTTTTGTCTACTCCCTGAGCTGCCTCAACGACGTTTACTGAAAACTTCTTTAGTGAAGTTTTTACAGTTTCCATGTCGATATCAACCGTCTGAGCAGCTGCAACGAAGCCATTGAGATATTCTGTAGCAATACCAGTTTTTTCAGACATTCTATCTAGGTTTGCGCCAAACTCTAGAATTCCTTTTGCAGATTGAAAAATCTCGCTAACACCAAACGCTACACCAAACGCAGCTCCTATGCCTTTTATTTTATCGACAGCTGCAGAAAGAGATGTTGTCTCATCAGATATTTTTCTTAGATTTCTAGACGCTTCAGCAAAAGCTGATGTTCCATTAAATTTTGCATCTATGTTTATTAGCGCCTGAAAACTACTGTTTGCCATTAGCCTTATCCTTGGAAAGCAGTTTTACAACTATTGACTCCATAAGTTGGATATTTTTAAAAACCTCAACTCTATTCTTAGTCTCATATAGTTTAAACAAAAAATCTAATGATTGGTAGTTTAATCCTAAAACTCCGCCCATTCCGCCAATAACCCATTGAGTCGATAGGTCGCAAAATATTTCTAAAGTTTCCTTATTTTCTGGAAGTACAAAAAAACCCTTAACGTGGCTTTTACTGGCTTCGTCTATTACGTCTTGAGGCGCACCGAATTCTATCAGGTCTTTTATGTGATCATCAGTAGGATCACCCTGTACCCAGTATTCGGCCGCCTCTATGAGTTTTTTCTTTTAATACCAGTAACAGAATCCAAGAACGCCATGGCAATTGCGTTTGCTGCTTGAGGGACGTTCAACACTTTTTCAAGCGATGTTATTGTAAACGGTACCTCTTCCTTTGCTTCCTGAATACCCTTCCAACCAAGTACAACTTGTTTACAGATATCCTTATCAGTTAGCTCCTTATTCGCTGCCTTATCGATATATTCCTTAAACTCAGCATCACTGATTCGTTTAAATAAACACTCAAATGAGTGCTTCTCGTAACGACCACCACTCTGAGCTACTTCAACAACAACAGGCCAATAATAAGATTCAGATTGATCTAAAATAAACATAGTTATGCTCCCTTGAAGCTAATCTATGAATATTTTTTTAATTAGTAAACAGTTACTGTTAACTCATCGTTGCCGCTCGTTGGAGTAGCAACATATGGGATAGAAAGCATTTGTACGCCTTGCGATTCTTGGTAACTTGGATTTCCAATTGATACGCGCTCAGATCTGAGCTTAACAATGTTTCCAGATGTTGTTCCGTGGATTAATTGCATTACTCCAGTTGTTCCGTTAACAGCTGCAGTGAAATAATCCTTAGAAGCCATCAGAGGAGCCTCAATCAAGAATGTTCCAGCTGGTTTTCTATCTAGGAGCTCTACAGATTGATAACCAATAAGTGTTCTATATTGAACGTCATTGGTCATATTCATATTAAATTGCTCCATATAACCAGAGTAAGACAATAAACTGAAAGATGTGGTGTTTGTTGTGTTAGCGATCTTTGGTTGTTGGAATGCGCTGAAATCCACCGAAGGTGCAGACGTATCCGTAGGAGCACTGTATAAGCTTGTAAATGTAAATTTCATTACAGGAATCTGTTTTACGTTTACAGTAAATTCAACATTTCCTCTACATCCAAGATGTTTTTGTCTTACCCCATCAAGCTGAAAGTAAAATGCAATACTTGGGAGTGAATCTGAAATCGGAGTGTAAATAGACGTAGTTCCAACAACTGGGGATCCTGTTGCTGGTGTGGCTGGGGTTCCAGATACAGTATAATCAAACGTATTTGTAGTTACGTTAGAGATAACAAACGAACCATTATATTCTGATTGTGTTGCTCCACTAATTACAACAGTAGCTCCACTTGTAAACCCATGAGATGCTAAGGTAGCTGTAGCTGTAGATCCAGATCTAGTGATAGAAACAGATTCTGTGTTTAAGTCCTCAGCAAAACCGCAAGCTTTAAGCAAAGGAGCCCATGGTGGAGCTACACCAGGAGATACGGATCCGGCCATTTCAACTTCAAATTCAATAATTCCATTCGTCTGAGCAAGTAATGTATCAGAGTTTCCAAAGTAAGGTCTAACTAGGTCTCTACTTACTAATTCTGCATTAAGTGGAGTGACAGTTAAGTTTCTAACTAAAATAGCGTTAGAACCCCCAGTTGGAGTTGGGTCTACTCCATAGCTAGATTCGATTTTTGCTAGAATTGTTCTCTTTCTTGTTAAAAGTGCCATCTTCGATCTCCTAAACTGTTATGTCATTCTGACTTGTTTGATACCTAATTAAATAACTTAACCTAGCTACTCCTAAATCTAAATCAGCTTCTTCAATTTGCCAATCCACTGACTGTGGAACTAACTCAATTACTAATCCGTCTAGAGTTAAGTCTGACATGATTTTGCTGTGAACTGAAGTGATAATTGAATCTGCAGCTTGATCTGGAATTGCAGCTCTAACCATTACCAAAATGGATACTGTAAGACTCCAATCTATATGATTGGTTGCTCCCCTTGATGCTGTCTCCGACACTGGTTCTACTAAAACCGCAGGAAATTCCTGTCTAGTTAATGCGCTCACTCTACTGCGAAATACACTGGAATCACTAACTCCGGTTATACCGGTTAATGAATCGACTAATGCAGTCATGATTTCTTCGCGCTTTGAGCTCATATCTTAGTTAAAAGTATTCTACAAAACTTACCATCATCTAGTCTTTGGCAGCTTCGTACCTTATAATCATCCCCATCTACTGTCATCTCGTCGTTAAAAATAACATCACCAAACTCTGAAGTGTAACAAAGCAAGCTGTACTCAGTTGATATTGCGTTTATAATTAAATCGCTTGGTGAATCTAAAATACCGAGACCTTCGACGCTTCCAAAAACGACTTTAACCCCAAAATCATTTAAGAAAACGTCGGAGACCTCGATAAATTTCATTAAGCAAGTACCTTTTCAATACCGTATGCTTTAACACTCATAAGATATTCTGGGCCAGATGTTCCGCCAATATCCTTAACAACTCGAATATATCTAGCTAAAGAATCAGAGTTTAAAACCATTTTTTGAACAGATGCGGAGCTAGTCACTTGAGTAAAAGCTGCTCCAGAAACATCTGCAAAAGTACTATTGTCAGATGAATCTTGAATTTTTACATCCATGGTTGGACTAGATCCAGCTACCGGAGCAGAACAATCCAGAACAATTGCGATCTGACCTTCAAGGCTCTGAATATCAACACCAGAACCGTTTCCATCAGAAGTGACAGAAGCTACTGGAAGTAGATTTTTAACCTGCAATACGTTTCCTAAATTAACCATTATACTATCCTTTCA